TAGGGTTTCTTTTAATTCTCGTTTTTCTTCTATGCCCTCACTAAGTAGGGCGTCTCCATCTAAAGCTATACCTGTATTTCCTATTGAGGCAAACTGTGCAAATTTTGTTCTTATCCTACCAAGCATTATTTTACATTCAGCCAAAGCATAATCAAAAATCCAATCACTTGTGTAGAAATTTTCATAACTCTCTAGTGGTTCCCATCCTCTATCTGTATTAGAGTATTGGGCTCCCTCCATCATATAAGTCCTTAATAATACATAGCCAGGTGAGTCAGCCGTTACATAAACACCATTTTGATCTGTAACAGAAACTGAGTTCCCAGATGGTGGCGGTGGATGAATTTCTATTTGATTTGTAAATCTATGATACTTCCAGTTATATACACTTGGTGTGTACATCTTAAGCGTATTTAAAAAGTCTCTAGCTATGTGATATGAAACTAAGTTATAGTCACCACCTGATCCCCAAATTACAGGATCAAATACTCCTCTAGTGTATAAGTAGTTATCAATTGTGAATAATGTATTGATGCCCCATGAAGAACCTTTATCATCATATGATAAAACTTCAGTTACACCAACTGGTAAGTCATAAAAGTTTTGACCAGCAGATAGTAACATAGTAAGAAATGTTTCCGATGTCGCTTGACCCGTAGCCCACTTGATAAACTTATCACGGGCATAGTCAATTGCATCTTCAATCTGACGTGGATGAAGTTCTATTTTTACCATAGGATAACCTAGTCTACGTTTTATGTTTTCTGCTAATTGTTTTTTTGTTATAGCCATTCTAGTTCCTTTTACTCTATTTATCTATTTATTCAAAAACTTCAGTATCGGTCAACCAAGTCCAATCTTCGACGTCTGATTCCACGTCTGATAAGACGCCCCATCCATCTTCATCATCTTCTCTTTTAATGAACCCATAACTTTCATCAAGAATATCCATTTCTAATAAGTATATACACCAATATAGTGCAGAGACTAAGTCATCCGGTTTATCTTTACCAAAGAATTTATTATTTTCTTCAATAAAAGAACTGAGTTGTTCGATGGTGTTTTTATCAACTATTTTTACACTGCCATCTTCAATAAGTTTCTTCATAAGCAAAACAGCTTTTGGTTTTGTTGATCTTGATGCTCTAATACCAAGACTTGTAGTCTTAGAACCAGAGTTAACTAAATTTTCATTTTCTATATCCCACCATAGTCTTTGAATTACTGCAGCGCCCTCGCCATTATTTTCACACATAATATATGCGTTGTTATAGTACATTGAAAGCCTATCAATTATATCACAGAAGTCATATACATCAGTTAAGTTATGTTCAAATACAGCAACTTGATCCATTCTTACAGGTCTCAACGATATTATTTCAAAAATTTGTACTGTAGACCAGTGTTCACCTGTTCCTTTTGAGGGGTCTACTCCCATAGCATATACTGCTCTTTCTTTTGGTTTTTCCCAAATTCTTAATCTATCATCTAAGTCCATAAAGTTAGGGTCTTTATGAGAAGCTAAAAGTACTTTAATAGTTTCTGAGTTAAGAACGGTGTTTGTAGAACCAATAAACTCAACTGCAAACTCTTGATTAAATTTCATCATTCCAAGGTTTTTGATTTGTTCTTTTGCCCACTCTTCGTTCCTACCCGGAACTCTTTCATAACTCACTTTTGTTGTAACGAAGGTGTTTAATCCAGCTAAGGCTTGTGACCATATTCTATGGAAGATATTGAACAATCCATTTGGAGTAGATATGATTATGATTTTTGCTTCTTCGGATGCAGAAATGGTGGGGTAGTTAGCAGCCCAGAAGTCTTCGGCTGCTACACTAGGGACGAATGCGAACTCGTCGCAACATAGTAGGTTCATTGACTCACCACGAAAGGCATCGGGTGAGGTTGCTGATATAACTATTCTTGTTCCATTATCGAACGTAGTAAATGTTTTTGAGTATTCAGTAACACCTGGCTTTAACCAGATTGGCAGTGACTCATACATTCTTTTGAGTCTTGCTAGAATCATCTTAGCACTTGACTCTTTGTTTGAAACAATACCTATATTTTTATCTGAGTGAAAAATAGCATACCATAAGACATAAGCGGAAACTATGGTTGTTTTACCACTTTGACGGCTGCATAATCCAACATTGAATCTGTGTGCTTGGAATTTTTCCAGAAGTTCCCATTGGTAATCTCTGGGTTCGAATAAAATTTCCCCTTTATCCGGATTTACAATCTTAACGTATTTAAGGAAGTATGTTACACTTTGCATACATTTTTGAAGTTCAACTATCTGATCTGGTTGATACTCTAGCTCTGCCCTTGGTCTCTTTACATACTGCTCATCATATCTTATTGCCATTCCTTTCTCCCCAAGTTACAACTTCAGGGCATAAAAAAACCCTGTATCTATACTTAGTTATTTAGCAGAAATACAGGGTTTTTTTTATTCAGAAATGACCATTGTCGACCAACTTAGATTTGTGGAACTGGATTGGAACCGGAGTTACTGCTTATTGATGGTCCTCCTAGTTTTGCTTTTCTTTCAACTTTATATAATAGTCTTTTGTCTGGTCCATCTTTTGTTTCAAGATAACAATTTGTGCCCCAGATATTGGCAATATGTTGTAATGTCTTTTTACAGTAATCTTGTTTGAGGTTTGCTCCGGACCATCTGTGAGTCAAGAACAAATATCCCTTTTGATCGTAATTTCCATCTGTTATTTCAACTTTCGGCACATGACTGTGAGTGAAACTTGTGATAATCAATTCAGCCACCTTCTCAGCCTTTTGCCTTGTAATGATTAAGTCACGGGTCATAGGAGTTTCTCTTTCAACAAAAATATATAACTCCATTTCATCAACCAAATCAGGGGTCAAATATCCTTTCATAAAGAGCCAGTCTGTATGGGTCTTCATGACTTCAAACATTTTATCTTTGCCTTTCATATCATGAGTATCCCAATCTTCTTTTTGATTTCTATCATTGCATTCTTTCCAATCTCTACCATGTCTACCTTTGTCCCATCTGTTTACTATATCTTCCCACATTTTAGAACCAACAAGATAGGGATTTAAGGCTGTTGTATGAGCGGCCTTTACTAGTGAGTTAGAAAAGTTATACTGAGCATGATCTGTCATGTTAAGCAGTTCTTCATCAAACAATTGTTTCATAATCTTTTCATGCCAGAAAGTTGCGAACCCTTCGTTCATATACTTTGTTCTCATTTGAGGCCAGAAGTATCTACCTTCTCCTCTTAATATTTCAAGAACATCCTTTTGCCAGTTTTCAAGAGAAGTAGAGTTATCAATTATATATCTCAATAAATCTTCAGTTGGTTCAACTGGTGTTTTTAACTTCAATGATCTCCATAGTCGTTGATTGAAAAGAGAAATATCCATATCTTTATATGACTCATCAATAGGAACAATATCATCAAACTTAGTATTCCTTTTGGTATGTGCTTGTACCATTTTTTGTTCATATATTCTATCTCTTTTTTCATCTTCAGTTTCGTTGTCAAATGGACTTGAGTGAAACTGAATTGAGTGACCGGCATCAATTATTCTTTCGACTTCATCCATGCCATACATTCTTTCATACTTATTAAATCGTTTTGTTGCTTCACTTAAAAAGGGAATAATATCCCTGTTTGTATTTTGGAAGTACTTATTCATTGTGAAGAAAGCAACGTGGCCAACAACATGGGCCATGACTAATGCTTGAATTGCTAAAGTATTGTCTTTCATCAGATATGCTCTTGATGGGTCTGAGTTTATAACGACTTCTAATGGAAGACCAGCACTAACCTTTTCATGTATGGTTCTAAGTCGTTCATAGTCACGGCCATATTTCCAGTTTGAAATATTACCAGGGATTCTATATGCCATAATCTCTAGCATTTTCTGGGCTGGAATAATATCAAATTCAATATCACAAAAGTCAAGTCCAAAATCTTTTGCTATTTGATATATCCTATCTTCTATTTTTACAAGTCTTTGTAGATCAGTCTTGTCCATTTTCAATCCTTTCATTTTCTTTATCAATTTGTTCTTTTAACATTCCCACGACAGAGAATTGGATTATTTCATCATCAGTCATGTTTTCAATATCTTTACCTTTGGTTCGCGCATATACTCTGAAGTATACTATTTCTTCTTCAGTGCATTGTATGTCCCATAAATAATTACCATCGTCTTGTTGTTTTTCATCTAATATTTCCATCACTTTTTCTCCTTTTCAAATAACATATGTTTTAGAGTTGGCCACACATGGGTTTTGTTTCGAATAACTGCACAGAGAAATCTTCTTTTTTCATTTTTATAGAAGTCAGTTTGTTTTTCACGGTATGATAAAAAGTTCCATTTCTTTTTAATCTCTACAAGAAGAGTTCTCATGGAATCTCTATAAGCAAAACCACCATCATCATCATCGTGGTCAAGATCAATTTCAACATATCCTAGCATGTTGATTTCCTTCTTTAACATAATATCCATATGAGTAACAGTTTTCTTTGGATCAAAATCTTCACCATCACCAACATAGATACAGTACACATTCCATTCATTTAATGGGTACTCTGTTTCAATCATGTAGTTAGCCTTTTCAAAAGCAGTGTAACACATTGTACCACCAGTTGTATGAGTATGAAAGAATGTATCTTCATCAACCACTTGTGCTTCTGTTGTGTGTTGAATGAATTTAATATCCACATGGTCATATCGTTTCTTTAAGAACTCAGTCAGCCAGAAAAGAAGACTTCTACACAAGTACTTCTTTTCTCTACCCATTGAATAGGATACATCCATCATTGCTATGACTACAGCATTAGAGTGATACTCAACATCTTGTTCAATCTGTTTATATCGTAAGTCGTTCTCATTAATAATTAATGTATCTTGATCGGAAATAACCTCATTCTTTTCAATTAGATCAATAGCAAAATTTATATCACCGAAGGCTTGGTTCAACGCCTTGTATGCCATTGGTTCATCAACACCAGTTACATTCATAATCTCAGCTGCCAACATGATATTTCGTTTGACTGCCTCCATCATAGTTCTTTTTTTATGTAGCCTTGGCATTATACCCTTTTTGGAAATTGTTTCAAACTTCCATCCTTTAGGAACCATTTGTGCGGCTTTAGTCTTCTCTTCAATCCATGGCAGTCCAAGGTCTTCGAACATTATTTTAAGCAGATAGTCAATATCAACTTCTGCTTCCATATAATCTTCACCTCTTTGGTCACCTGGCTTATCTGGTTGACCATCACCTCTATCGTTTGGTTGTTGACCAATAATATCACCGGCTTTTCCATCGCCCTGTCCAACACCGGCGGTTGGTCCTTTGTTATCACCATGAACGAATCTGTAATCTTTCATACCTCTTACAGGTATTCGAACTTTTCGTTTTCCTTTTTGAGTAATGATAGACTCTTCACCAATAACATCACGAACATTCTTTCGAATGGCATCATCAATTTTGTCCTGATGTCTTTCAGCGTCTTTCTTACCTTTTTCCGATAGGTCCCAATCGTCATGAAATATTGTTGTCATTTTCTATCCCTTTCCTTTTATAAATCCAGGTACTCTTTTTCTTTTTGTTCTATCTTTTCGAAGATTTATTTTTTCCGCATTATCAATTATAGTATGAATATCCGCCCATGAATCAGCACCTGTTGTTATAGTATATTCAACTGCTTCATTTTCTACTATAGTTAAAGTGACTTCAATTTTCATTCGTCGTCTCCACTAAAATTTAGTTGTGGGAAGTAATGAATAATATTGCCTTCTTGATCTGAAATCTCAACTTCGTATGTGCAGAAATTTACCAACCATAATAAACACATCCACATGCTTCTCAGGGCAGTGATTCCTTCTATCAAAGCATTAAAGAATGATAAACAAATAATAGTGAATCCCAAAATTATTGTTCTCATTATATCTCCCAATCAATATCTTTTTCACATTGTCCAAGAAAAAAACCAAAAGCGGCTGGCAGTATAAGAGCAGCTGGTCCCATTTCTTTAATGAGAATCCAAATCGGATCGGTGAAAAGTGCTATTGACCAGAATATTGCGTTGATAAAGAATCCCATATTCTTTTTGTAAATATTCATATTGTTCCCTTTCATAATTTAATTTATCAGTTAACCATAATATTAATAACCAGTCAGTACAAAAAAATAAAACGAATAAAACGAATCCTATCCCGTATCCAGTTGTGATGAATATCTTTATGAGTAATATTGTCATAACAAAATTTATGATTCTCTTATTCATATCTTATTATATCACAAAAGATTCTGAATGTAAATTACTTCACTCCTAAATAAGAAAACCCCAGAGGTTTCTCTGGGGTTTTCACCTCCATAGCTCAACGGATTTCCAGTCTGCTATTATTATTTAGTCTTCCTTACGTAGGACTTCTCCTATAAAGCTAAGAAGCATACTAGCACAACGCTCACAATATCCCTTATCTATTAAGATTTTAAGGGCAGTTGACCTTCTTGCTTTGGACTTTGGATTAGTACTCGCTGTGTCAGCTATTGAAAGTGATACAACATTTTTCAAGTCACCCATTAACTTCTTTTCAATACCTTCTCTCAAGGGATCGTAGTCTTTGTAAGTGAAGTCCTTATCCTGAGATAAAAATTCGGATTTATAAACGAAGATTCCATTTCTAAATTCTTTTCTTGACTCCATCGGAACCCCGATAAGTTCTTCAATCGACCTCATAATCTTTTCATCGGGTGTATGATACTCTTCGGTAACTGAGTCCTTTATTTGTTCGTTCTTACAGAAACCTACAGCGTTGGTCATATACCTTTCAAAAAGTTCTTGGGCTTGTTCATCATATGCCCATAAGAAAGCCATGTTGACTTCTTTTTTAGCCCAGTCTTTATACTCAGAGGCTACTGACTCTTTGTTACCAGTCAGAATATTCATAAAAGTTTCTACATCTTCATCGGCGATACCAATGTGATGGTCGAAGTTATCACGAAGTGCTCTAATCATATCAATCGGATTGATACATGCTTTTTCTTCTTTCGCACCAAGTGCCAAGTTAAGAGCATTGATAACAAATCTTGGTGAAATACCAAACATACCCTCACCTTGTTCTCGTCCTTCTTCTCTTAACTTCTTAATATCAATATCTGTCTTTTTGAACTCTGTTGGAATTTCTCCATTGTAGAGTTTCATCTTGGTGATTTTATTGGAAACTTTGGTTGACTTGGTCAACCTTGAAAGAACTGCAAACTCAGCAGCAACCCTTAAAGTTCCAGGGGCGATGTGGATATTTCTAAAATCAGATTCATTAACCATCTTTTGATAAATCTTAATTTCATCATCTATCCTTAAGTTCCATGGTACATGTACCTTGTACATTCTATCATGTAAAGCCTCATTCTTTTTGTCTGATTTGAATGAGTCAAACTCTGTTTGGTTTGTGTGAGATAGAATCAAAGTATCAATATACATTTGTGGGAATCCAGGTGCTTTGATAACCTGTTCTTGTGCGGCGGTGATAAGAACATAGTGAAATTTTGTATCGGCTTTCAAAATTTCAATGTATTCAATCATACCACCATTGGCTACTTGAAGTTCACCATCAAATTTATAAGCTCTTGGATCAGTTTCACCGAAACGAGCCATTTGAGTCATGTCAACTCGACCAATTAGCTCAGTAATATCCTGTGATTTTGGATCACTCGGTTGAAATGTACCAATACATGTTCTTCTTTGTTCACTAATTTTAATGGCTTCAACCGGGACACTGTGCCATTGAATGACGCCCTCTTCATTTGTATATTTTTCATCTAACATCTGCATACAAACGGGACAGAGAGTTCCTTCAATATTAACTCCAAGTCTATCTTCCCAATATGGTCTATCATCTTGTGGAATTAAATGAAGTGGTTCTTCGTGGATAGGACATCCTTTGATTGCAAATTTCGGAGTACAATCTCTTTCTAATCCTCTTTTGATTAAGGAAGCTATAGTTGATTTACCTGAAGATACAGGACCAACCATTATAAGAATCCTTTTACCAGTTTCGGTTCTCCTTGCGGCGGCTTTCATAAACCTCATAAGATCATGGATTGGTTCAAGGGTACCGAAAATTTTATCTTTGAAAAAATTATAATGGACTAAGTCCTCATAACCTCTTGTTTTTAAGTCCTCTTTTACCGGCTCAGTTCCCACCTTCATAATCATATTGTAGATTCTGCCAGGTGAGAAATTCGCTATCTCCGGTCTTTTTTCGACTTCACTTAAGTAGTCGATAGCATTTCCTTCCCATTCTTTAAAACCAGTTCCTTTTTGCTGGTCAAGAATTACTTGCATAAAATCGGCGTTGTTTTCAAACATAACATTTTTTCCTTTCTTGTCGTTTTTATTTAGTGGTTTCAATTTGTTTTACTTCTCCGCTTATTAGCTTCATTATGTCTTCTCTATTGGAGACTATAATGTTTTGACTTGTTGGAGAACGAAATTTCTGTTTCTTAGCTTCCAATTCATCATACTTATATTTTACCATTTTCTCGCGAATTTGTAAATACTTTTTATAGTTAATATTGGCAATCAATTCCTTACTTGAGTTAGTTACATTACTGAGAATGTTTCCAGCCACTTCAACCATTCTTGCAGTGAAGTTGCCATTTTCTAGTTCTTGTTCTACCCTATCCAATATTCTATTCGCTCTATCAATGTTTTCTTTAAGTGCTTCTTCTGGGTCTGATTCTGAAACGAGGGTAAGACGATCTACTTCACTTTCTATTTCATTCATATCAAATACATCTGATAAATTATCTCTATCTAATTCCATGCTTTTAATTCCTCCTGCACGAGTATTTATATTATACTACAAAAATAGTTAGTTGTAAATTTTGGGCGTAAAAAAAGCGGTGAACCGAAGCCCACCGCTTTTTCTATTTTTGGCTAACCAATTACGACGGTATATTGGTTAAGTTGATTTTCTGGTAGTATTCTCTTGCACCAAACATGTGATTGTGAATCGCATAACGACTCATCAAACCTACGGTTGGATGGAATGAATTTTCGAATACTGCTTTACTTGCGAGTAGCTGAATGTAAGGTAAATAAATTACACCAGTATCATATTCACTTGGGCCTTTATAGCCGATGATATATTGATCTCTACTTTCGAAAGTATCACGGTAAACTACTAATCTTCCGTCAAGGGAACCTATCCTGGATACACCAGTTGGTTGGGTTGTTACATCACTTGGAACTGGGGCAATTGTAAAAGCTGCCAATGTTTCAAGGATAGCAATACCTCGTGGGTTACCTACGATCCAATTACCTGATCCTCTACGTGTGTTGATGGCAATGTCTTGGGTTTTACGGATAATATTGTGATATAACTCACGATAACGCTCCATCTCCCATCTACCTTTAACTCCTTGAGCTGATGCCAAAAAGTCCCAGGTTGTGTCATAACCTACGATACCTGTTACAGTAGCGTCGATTGCTGCGATCAATTCACGGTCGATTTCTTGGGTAATTTCGTAAGCCAGAATATCCATCATTTCCTCTTCGAGATCAAGACCGTGCATAGCTTTCAAGTCTTGAGCAACTTCGAGGGACCAACGGCTTCTGAGTTTACGGGTTTTTGCTTCGATTTGTACTTTTTCAACGGTCAAGTTGACTTCACGAATATGTTGTCCAGAACCTACACCAAGTCCAATATCATTTCCTACGCCGCTACCAGCTTTGGAACCCAAAGCTTCACCAGCGGAGGTGATATATGAACCTGAATAAGTGCTGTCGATGGTATTGTAACCAAGTTCGGTTACATTAGCTGTATAACTACCTGCTGTCGTACCTGCTCTAAACCTTAGGGCAAAAGCAAGTCCTACAGGACCAGTTAATGGCTGTACACCAACGAGTTGATGGGCAACTAATTCTGGGAAAGTACGTCTAACCATCGGAACTGCGATTTTGTTAAACATACCTGAAGTTGGCCAGTTGGCCAAACCACGACCGTCACCAGTACCAAATGAGTCATTACCCCAAGCAGTTTGCTCCATGAGGTAGTTGTGTTGATTCTCTAACATGATGGCAGTACTTTTCTTCACTTTATCAGATTTGATAGTAGAACCTTCAGCGAGAACACCTTCCCATTTTTTGACTAGGTCTCTAACGTCCATGTTGTTTTCCTCCTTAATATTTTACTTCTTTTAAAATTTACCTTCTTTCAATATTTTAACATATTGATTTAGGTGTTGTTTGAAGGGGCTATCTTCATTCAGACCATCGTCTGTGTTTTTGCCTTCCTTCACGTCTTTCTTGTCCTTCTTATCTTCCTCTTCTTCCTCTTCTTCCATTTCTTCTTTGTCTTCTTCTTCTTTTGTTTCTTTGTCTTCGTGATCTTCGCCTTCTTCTTCCTCTTCCTTGTCTTTCTTACTGTCGTAAGTTTCAAGAACGATGTCAAATTTGCGGTCAATTTCTGATCTGTCTTTTATGCCCGAAAGCATTTCAAGAACTCTCTTCTTTTGACCTTCTGTAAGACCATCACATTTCCTTCTGAGATAAAGTTCTGCTGCTAACTCTTGTGCATCATTGATGGTTTCAAGTTGTTTAGCAATAGTTTCATCAAGGTTACCGCGAAGCTTAAGAATTTCTGCTTTAGCTTCTTTCAATAGACCTTTTACTTCCTCGTCCAGCAATCCTTCATCAACACTCAATCTAATTTTAAACTGTTCGATCAAGTCGTGGTACAACTCGCCTTTCTTCGCAAATTCAAGAACTTTGTCTGGAATTGTCATTTCTTCTTCCAGTACCGAGTCGACGAAATTAGAGAACTTAGAAGTAATATCTTCTTTATATTCTTCAAATTTGGTTTCGTAGGACTCTACTAGCTGTTCCTTTGCTTCCTGAAGTTTGCTGCTGGAAAGTTCCTGAGCTTTCACTTCGATGAGTGTTTCAAGCCTTTCTTTAACTTGGCCCTGCGCTTCTTCATTAAGTTTGTTAGCGCCAAGTATTTCAAGAAGTTTATCCATGCTATTTCCCTCCTATTGTAATTTTACTTCATTTGTATTTATTTATACGTACGTTTAGTTACAGAAACATACGGTAATATATACTATTATTATGTTTACATACTCTTTTCAATTTTTTCAATCACTTGCCATACATGTTTCTTAAAACTTTCCTGTGCTTCTACTAACTGCTCATGCTCTGTTAGTGGTCTATCTGGAATGTTTAATTCCCATGTTCTACCTTCATAGATACCGTTTACCCATGATGGATTATTTGATGGGTCGGTTACTAAGTCCCAACAAATTAAGTTATAATCCTCATTAACGTATCCATCATCACCAACAGTTCCCAAACCTCTTGAACTAATACCCATACTACCCTCTTTAATAAGAGTTTTTGCTATACTACCCATAGGTGTATCGAGTACTTTTGCCCTACCATAAATATCATTTCCTCTCCACTCTAACTGTGTAGTTAAAATAGCAATTTTATCTGGATTTACTTCTGGGTTTGGCGGGTGTCCTAACTCACCCCATAAAGATTTTTTGGAAACTTTGTCTTGAATTTTTCCAATTTCTCTTTCCAAGATAGATTTTTTATATCTTCTCTTGTTGTTGTTTTCTAGTTCCGCGGAGCTAAAAATACCAACGATGTGAGTACCCCCTGCCTTAGATTCCGATACTTCAAAATCATGGCTAACTTCGGTAATAAGTTTTGCCTTTGTCATCATTTTTTACTCCTCTGTGTCGTTCTCTTTTTGTGCTGGTTCTTCTATTCTTGAGTCAGCATTTCCTTTGAGTTCCAACTTATTTTTTAAATGGTCATTCTTAGCTTTAAGAATTTCCTTTTGTAAAATTTCTTTAGCATCCACAAACTCATCATTCTCAAAATGATCTAAAGCTTTTTTAATTTGTTCATTATCTACGGGCATAACAATTTTCTCCTCCTATGTATTTATCTACTTTTAAATGTTTTACCATGATTGACCGTCTTTATCATCTACTCTGAATCCTAGCTCTTTATCTTTCTTCATGCCTTCAACGTTGGCTCTGATCTCGTCATCATCCCATTTCAAGTATCTTTTCATAAGATATGACTTACTCATTTCTTCTCTATCAGCTAATGCTGTATAGTTATCAAAACGAGTACTTAGGAAACTTTGATCCATTTGTTCTTTGTATCTTGACGGTGCGTTCATTACTACTTTGATTTTTTCTGAATCCAATCCATATTGTTTTTTAATCCCTGTAAAATCCAAATGAAGTAGAAACATATCTGTAAAATCTTGACAGAATTTCTTTTGCTGTCTTTCAAGGAACTTACTCCACTTAATTTCATCCCTTGAAATTGTACCTGTGTCACCTTGATTGAAAGTAATATCTGCTGATCTACTTTCTTGTGCGGCTTGGACACGTGAAGCCGGATACTTCAATGCTCGATAGAGTTTCCTTGCGAAGTAGTAAATATCATCCAACTCTGTAAATCCCGGTGAGAATCCACCAATGGATTCAATAGTACTACCTCTACCTTCAGCGGACTGAGGTAGATAAAAGTTTTCAAGGATGCTCATAATTTCTGGTTCATTTGTAAGGGTGCCCGAGCGAGGATCGTAAGTCTGCTTTTTACTCATTTTCTGTTTGATC